ATGACGATAATACATACTCTAAAATGCTTGTTGATATAGTCAATGACTCAAAGACATTAGTAGAGAATGCGTATGACTGGACAGCCTTAAGAAGTACAATAACATTTAATACTGTAGCAAGTACTACTAACTACTCCTTAGCAGGTTCAGGTGACCGTGTTAAGGTTATTAATGTATTAAACGATACACAGAATCAAGTAATACGTTTAACTAATCAGACTCAGATAGATAAGAACCAGACTTTAAACGCATCCTCAGAAGGAGCGCCCTACTTATATATCTTTAGAAATAAAGACTCTAGTGGGGATATGACAGTAGATTTATATCCTACACCTGACGCAGTATACTCTGTTGACTTTAACGTAATTAAGCCACAGGCCCTTCTAGTTGCTAATACTAATGATGCTACCGAGATACTAGCTCCTAACCTACCTATCCTACACTTAGCATTAGCTTTGGCTGTACGAGAGCGTGGTGAAACAGGTGGTACTTCTGCTCAAGAATACTTTAATATTGCTGATGGTTTCTTATCAGATGCCATAGCTTTTGATTCAGCTAGACAACCTGCTGAAGCTATCTGGTACTATGTATAATGTCTGCTCAACTACAGAACATATCAATATCAGCTCCCGGATTCTTTGGTTTAAATACTGAAGATAGTCCATTAGATCAACCACAGGCTTTTGCTAGTATATGCGATAACGCAGTAATAGACGAAGGCGGTAGAGTTGGTTCTAGGAAGGGTTACATATACGACACCACAACTTCTACGCCTATATCAGGCTCTAGAGGTATCACTACTATACACGAATTTACCTCAGCAGCAGGTGTAGCTGTTACTTTAAGTACTGGGAATAGTCTTATACTAACTGGTGAAGCCACCTTAGTAGATGCAACTGGGGCAGCAACTATATCAGCAGATGATTGGCAGATAGTAGAACTAAACGATTTAGTATACTTCTTTCAATCAGGACACGCTCCTCTATTTTATAGCCCAGTTACTACAGTTATAGATGAAGTATCAGCTCATGCGTCATATACAGGCACAGTTCCTCAAGCCAACTGTGTTTTAGCCACACAGGGTCGATTGTTTGCGGCAGATGTATCAGGAGACAGAAGTACTATCTACTGGACTGACCTCTTGCAAGGGTTTGCTTGGTCTGGTGGTACTGCAGGCTCAATCAATGTATCAAAGTTCTGGTCTAATGGAGCAGACAACATTGTAGCTATACACGAACATAATAATAAATTAGTTGTATTCGGTGAAAAGAGTATACTAATATATACTGGAATAAACAGCCCATCTACAATGGTACTATCTGATACTATAGATAACGTGGGGTGTGTAGGTAGAGATACTATACAGTCAATAGGGAATGATCTAATATTCCTTAGTCATGGTGGTGTTATGTCACTATCTAGGGCTGTTGCAGGTGAGAACAACTCAATAGGTAATGTTTCTCAGAACATCAGGACAGCTATTACTACTAAAATAGATACAGAAGTTTTACCTATTAAGTCTGTCTATTCACCAGAAGAATACTTTTACTTACTTACTTTCCCTACTCAGGCTATTACTTACTGCTTTGATATGAGAAGCGGATTAGAAGATGGTTCATTTAGAGCGACTACATGGTCATCTATTAAACCTCTCTGCTTTCATAGGAGTACTACTAACGGTACAATAAGGATAGGGATGTCTGGTGGCATATCTACCTATACCGGGTATAATGACAATGCTGATGGTACGTACATATTAACTTATATAAGTAATCCAATGGACTTTGGTAGTCCTGCTAATATTAAGTTCTTAAAGAAAGTAGTAACAACAGTATTAGGAGCTGCAGGTAGTAGCGTAGCTCTACAATGGGGGTACGATTTCGCCTCCACATTATCTTCTGAAACCTTAGAGCTAAACAACGGAACTATAGCAGAGTTTGGGCTATCAGAGTTTGCGGTAGGTGAGTTTACAGCAGGTGTGATATTAAATAAATCAAGAAGTAACACTGATGGTTCAGGTATTAACGTATCTGTTGGCATTGAAGCCGCTATAAATGGGTCGTTACTATCAATTCAACAGTTAGACATACATGCCTTAATGGGGAGAATATATTAATGGGAATCTTTTCGGACTTTCTTAACGCAGGGGTTAACCTTGGTGCTATACAGACTGGTATAAATCAGGCTAGACAGGCAGGTAATCAAGCCCAAGATAGGGCTACTGAACTAGGTAACTCTGTATCAGAACAGACTAAGTTTAAGCCTTTTACAGTATCTACTAGAACTGGTACTAGCAACTTTGGTGCTGATGGTGGGCTTACTACACAACTTTCTCCTGAACAGGCAGCTTCTTCAGCTAATCTATTTGGTCAAGGTAATAACTTACTAAGTGGACTAGGACAGAATGTAGATGCTAGAACACAGCAGTTATATAATCAGCTTAATTCTATTAGGCAGCCAGAGATTGAGAATCAAAGACTAGGACTAGAAGAAAGACTATTTAATCAAGGTCGCTCTGGTGTACAGACTAGCCAATTCGGTGGTACTGGTGAGCAGTTAGCAATGGAAAAAGCTATACAGCAACAACAGGCACAAGACTTATTCAATGCTAGGGGACTCGCTCAAGGTGAGAGAGGTCAGGACTATGAGATAGGATCAGGATTACTTGGTCAGTCTTATCAGCCTGAAGATCAATTACTTAAGTTTCTAACTCCGGGAATACAGCAAGCTGACTTAGCTAATGTAGCTACTAGACAGGGAGCAGGTGCTAGAACTGATTTAGGAATTGCAGGTATCAACGCACAACTAGCGGCTGAAGGTATTGCAGGTGACTTACAGTCAGACCAGATAAGGTCTTTGATGGACTTAGTCCAGAGTAACAATAACAACGCCCAAGGGACAACCACTACTGGTGGGACTCTTAGTGACTTCTTTACTAATCTGTTCGGAGGATAGGGATAATGGCTATAACTACATCTAATTTATTAACAGGATTGATAACTCCTGCCCAAAGAGACGAACAACTACGTCAACAAGGGATTCAAAACGCATCTGTATCACCGGGAAGAAGGGCTCAGGTGCATGCTGCTACCTACGCTGATAGAGCAACTAATTCACTTAGTAGCTTATTCGGTATTGATACTAGTACTCCTGAAGAAAGGGTAGCTGGTGCATTCTCTAACCTAGATATAAACAAACCAGACGATCAGGCTACAGCATTACAGATTTTAAAAGATGAGGGCATGTTCCAAAAAGCCGCTCAACTACAAGAACAGATTGATCTTGAGAATGTTAGACTTGCTGCACAAACAAAAACCGAGACTGCTGCAGCAGCCGTAATAACAGCTCAGAAGGACGCCGTCATGGGTATATATCCAGACAAACCTGAACTAACTGCTGTAATGAGTAGCTTAATAGATGCAGGTGTTAATTTCGCGGATGTTATGGCTTTAGGTAAAGAACCTGAGGCTGCTAGTATGAATAAAGACCAAATGGTAGCTTGGTATATGGAGAGAGGTTATGATGCCGCACAGGCGGCTGCGATAGTTACAGAGGCTTTCCGAGAGAGAACCCCTACTGAGCCTAAAGACTGGGTAGCACCAACAACTGCGCAACTGACGGCTGCTAAGGATCAAATAGACCTTCTTATTAATACAAAACCCTTGATGAGAGGGTGGAATATAATTACCCTAGATGCTCTCGGAGCAGAGGTAGCATATATCCAAGCTAACTTCCCTGACGAGTCGATAGAGCAGGTGACTAGTCGGGCTATTGATTTCTATGTAAAGGCTAAAGAAGGCGATGGTGCTGAGCCAGGTGATTTCCAAAGAGCTGAACAAGCGCGTAGAGGAGGCAACACCAACACTGATCCAGTATCAGGAGTTGCTGATAACTTTACAGGCTATCAGCCTGAAGAATAATCGTATAAAGGAATTACTTAATGGCTAGTACAGAACAAGTATTAAATGATTTATTAAATGAGACTCTACCAGAGAACATAGATAGTTCAGGATTAGTAGCGGGTCTGTCGGATACAGTAAAGGCTCAGCCCCCTGCCTCCAATAATAACTCTGCTTTTAATCTAACTAATGGGCCGATGCGTGGAGTCTCTGCTGATGAGGAACGTTATACTGCTCCAGAAGTCCAGACTGTATTTACGGATAACCAAGGCACTTATCGAAGAGCAACCACGGAGATTCTAACAAGTAGTCCTAGTCTGCAGAGATTAGGTGTCCTTCCTGGAGATTTATTAAGAGACAACTTAGACGGTACTAAGACTGTAGATAGAGTTGTCTCTGGAGATAATAGCTTCGCAATACCTGAGGGCGAGGTAGCTACACGTGATATTATAAATGGATCTCCTACATTACAAGGGTTAAATGTACAGGTAGGTGATATATTATATAGAGATGAAGAAGGTGTGGGACGTGTCTATGACATGGGTGTACACGGTGCTGTTACAGGTCTGGAGTATGGTTTTGATTCAAGCGAGAACATAGTAACTGATCTGTCTCACTACTTAGGTGCTAGATTCCCTATACCTGATGTTTTTAATCAACGAGACCCTCAGTATGAAGAAGTTTACAACAAGTTTAATGATACTTCTTTTGAGGAAAGACTTGATATTATAGCAAGACAGAAAGAATTAGACATTATAGAAGAATACGGCTATGGAGCTGTTCTAAATAATAGAGGTAATGCTTACCAGACAGTGGGTTCTATTGGTAAAGTAGTACTCGATCCTACAAATCTTATACCGTTTGCTGCAGGAAAAAGAGCTGCTATGGTTTCTGGAGCGGCTATACTAGGTGGTTCTGAATTAGCCCATCAGCTTGGTACTGAGGGAGCTGTAGACGTTAACAGGGTAGCGGGGACTGCTGCATTAGGTGGTCTCGGTGCAGGTGCTATAGTTAATGTAGCTAATAGGATGAGTCAAAGAGCGGCAGTTGCTTTAACTAAAAAGGTAGAACGTCTTAAAGTACAGGCTATAGCTGAAGGTAAAACAGGTGCTGCTGTTACTGAACACATAGTAGCTAGGACTGGTATATCACCTGCAGTAATGGAAAGAGCTGCTGAGAGAGCAGGATCAGATTTAGTATTTACTGGTGGAGCTAAGGAAGCTACGGAACTACTGGAGCAGCAATACATCGCAGGACAGATAGGTTATTGGAACAAGTTTAAAAGGGGCAGTAGTTATATATTTGAAACTATGTCATCAGCAATAGGGAAGGTAAACAAACCTCTAATGTATAAACTACGAGGATTCGAGGCAGGACTACTTCGAGGTACTCAACAAGCTATGCTGAAAGTAGAGCCTTTCATTGTGGGCCTATCTAAGTTACCAAAGGCTACACAAGCTACAGTACAGAAGCTTTTAATAAACGGTAAACATACAGATTTAGCGAAGTACTTAGGCAGAGTTGCACCAGACCTAGTGGGAGAGTTAGCTACTACGAAACAACTTCTCCAGTCTCTATATAAACAACAAAGAAAAGCAGGCATTGATGTCAAGAACATACCTGACTTCTTCCCACGTTCCGTCAATGATTTAGATGCTCTACGCATGGTACTAGGCGCACCTACTAGGAACTACGTTAAGAAGCAGATGGACACATATTCAGAAGGTATCGGTAGAGCGTTAACGCCAGAAGATAGGGCGCACGTGATGGATATGTTATTCCAGAAACGTAATGCAAAGATCGTTAATAAAGCGGGAGATAAGACTGTTACTTTTGTACCTAACGCTAGAGGTGGTGCTATTGGTTCTACTAACAATAAAGCTCAACGTGTGATTGATGAGGTGACTGATGAGCTACTACCTTACTACGATTCCACTGTTGATTCTTTAGGAATATATCTAAGAAAGACTATTCAAGATATTGAGATGTCTAAGATGTTAGGGAAGAGCCGTAGGAAAGATGCAGACGGCAGGTTCAATGCTGTTGATTCCTTCGGTGACTTAGCACAAAGAGAAGTTGATGCAGGTAGGATGCCGTCAGCTGCTGTAGAGGATATAGAGAAGCTACTTAGTATTCGATTTGTGAAGGGTGTACAATCACCTCACGCAATGATGAGGGTATTGAGAGACTTAGGCTACTTTGGAACTATTGTTAATCCTGTATCAGCTATAAGACAGTTAGGTGACTTAGCTAACAGTGCGTGGATAAACGGCTTACGTAATACTTTAAGAGCTGTTGCTCAACCTAAACATCTTAAGATGATTGATGCTGGACTAGCGGATATATCAGCAGAGATGGGAAACCCTGGTCTTATATCTAGAAAATTAAGTCAGTCTCTCGGACTCGTTGGCTTTAGAAGTATAGACAGGCTAGGTAAAGAAACTCTAATGAACGCAGCTTTCCTGAAAGCACAGAAACAAGCTAGATCAACTGCGGGTATTGCGAAGCTAGAAAGGAAGTATGGTTCTGTATACGGAGATGAGTTTCCACAGTTTATTGATGACTTAAAGACTGGTACTATATCACCGAATGTACGCACGTATGCCTTCAATGAACTAGCAGATGCACAGCCTA